TTAGCCTGCTTGGATGAATACGCCTGATTCATGTCCGCACTTGATTCGTAAATTACCCAATCATACATATCATCAATTTTAACAATTTTTTGCACGCTCTCATGGCCAGTAAACCATTCAAAAAGCTGCACAATGTAGGTGCTTTGCTCAACATAATCAATGATCTGCCCTTGCCATTTAAAGCCGCCATCTTTCGTGAAAGAATGGAAGTATTTACCAATCAATACGTTATCATTGCTCATCACTCGCACTCCATCTAACGCCCTCGCCATCGCCGAAGGCTTGCGCGTACTCAATCAAACTTGCCATGCGCCTTCCATGAGACGAACTCTAGGCCCGCAAGTTATGCCTTGCAACCATCACCCGACGAACGGCAAGATTTTACTTGCAGGCCGAAACCTGATACAACGGCCACAACAACCGGAGAACGCCAATGGCACTCAACCAAAAAGACCGGCGCAGAGAAGTCATCTGCACCATCATCCATGACGCAGGCGGAAGCGCCCACCTGGCTACCGTCCTTCACATCTCCGGCAGGCTGTCGAGGACTGGTACAGGCGCGATACCCCGGCCATCCCGCAGCGACATTGGCCAGTGCTCATGAAACATGGAGTCAGCCTGGCGGTGTTGGCGGGAGTTGAATAATGGCATCCCGGAACGACTCGAACCCATGACAGACAAGGCAGCGGTAGCCTACCGATTCAAGGTAGGCTATCTGTTCCTTTTGAGCGGGCGACAGCCTGCCGCCCGTCTCCGCCTTCATCTCAACGAACAGCCGCCATGCCGGAATCATCAGATCAGGTATTCCCGGCACGACCCCTTCGAGTCGCATCTTTTCCGCAACCGCCTTGTGACGGAATCCGCCATTCGGAATGGAAAAAATCAGGACGCCGGGATAGTTGTCACGGAACCACCGGACGGCGGTGACTTGCTCAAGATGCTCGCTCAATTTTCTCTCCCGTCCAATCAATGGCGACAACCTCACGGAATCGCGTTCCCTTCTTCAGCTTATGGATGATATAGCGCGGATGCTTGGCCGTTGATTGGGAAGCAAGCGCATCGTCAAGCGATGCCGGAATAGTGCCGCTCCATGCGTTAAACGCGAACCAGCGCCAGCGGTCGTAGTGCCATTGATTGCTCGCGCCTGGGAAATACCATTCTGACAAAATATCGCCATCATCAAGCCCATACATTACGCGCAGGCTCTCGCCCTTCTCGGTCACATGGCGAGCCATCTTGATGCCGATGCACTCGGAAACAACGACAGCATACGGGTCTTTCTTCACAGGACTGGCGACTAGCTGAAGTTTCTCATTTGGGTCTATGATCTCCGCCTTGCACTTCTCGCAGTACCTGGCGGCGATGTCGTTCTCATGCTTGCACTTCTCGCAGACCTTCATCGTCCAACGGTAATGGCATCGCTCATGCTGTCCGGCAACAAGAGCGAATCCCTCGCAACGTCGGCCAAAATGAGCCGGCATCGGCTTCTCTATGTCTCCGATTCTGACCCCTTCCTTGTCACAAAAATACCCGTTCTTATCTATCAGATACCCATCAATATTCGGTCGAGCCTTGAAGTTGTTTTCATGTGAGCAGTCAGGACAGATGGCGCTGATTCCTTCGCCTTCACCGGGTTCTTTTGATGACTCGATCACTGGCGAGAAAACATCACCATTGGGGCAGTGCTTATCAATGTTCCCGGCATAATCAAGAATCAGGCAGTCAGTCTTGCCTTTATCCAGTCGGAGACCGCGACCGATGATCTGCTGCAACAATGCCACCGACTCCGTGGCGCGAAGGATTGCAATCACGTCTACATGGGCCGCATCGAATCCGGTTGTCAGGACGGCCACGTTAACCAGGTACTTGATGCGCTTGGCCTTGAAGGCGGCAATTGCTTTTGCTCGAACCTTCTTGTCGGTTTTGCCGTCAATGAAGAATGACATCTCGGGCGGCAGGCTCGCCATGATCTCCAATCCGTGGGCAATGGTAGCTGCAAAAAACATCACGCCTTGTCTGTCACGCGAGCGTTCAACAACATCAGCAACGATAGCCGATGTCAGTCGGCCATGGCCCTCAAAGGCTCGCTCTACTGTCTCCGCATCGTACTTGCCCATGCGGTTCAAGGTAAGGCCGCTGGTGTCATACTTCTCGGTAGTATCGACAGCCGCTGGCGGCGTCAGGAATCCTTCTGCGATGAGCTGGTGCGCGCCGATCTCATATATTTTCTGGAAATAGAATGGGTCGCGACTGTCCACCCCATTACCGTCCATGTCACGGCTGAAGATGTACCCTTCCCCTAACCGATACGGCGTGGCAGTCAGGCCGATGACGCGCAGCTTGGAATTGCTGGCCCTCATGCTCTCAACGATGCTCTTAACTGTCGGCGTGGTTCGGTGCGCCTCATCCACAATGACGCAGGCGAAGCCCTGAAAACGGCGCACAGAATTAGCCACCGTTCCAGGCGTCCCGAAAATGACATGATGACGCATATTCACTGTGCCAGCCGATGCGCTAAAAAGACTGGCCTTGTTGCCTGTCGATTCGTATTTCTCATGATTCTGGATGACAAGCTCTGCCGATGGGGCAAGTACCAGGATTCGCTTGCCTGTATGCTCATACAGACGGCGCGCAATGTCGGCGATGATGTGGCTCTTGCCAGCACCTGTAGCCGCCTCAATCACGCAGGGGTCAATGCAGCGGCGAACCCACTCCCAGGCGGCGTCTGAGGCTTCCTGTTGATACCACCGGAGCGTACTCAAAATGGCACCTCAGAACTTTCCAGCGTGGCATCAAATGCTGCCATCGTATCGAGCAAGATGGCGTCTTGCGTGATGCCTGTTCGCTGTGCCATGACGTACTCGGCGCTGGTAAACGTGGCCTTGCCTGGCATCTTCACGCCAGCCGGAGCCATCGCAAACGCGCCATAGTCGATAATCATCTTCTCGGCATCGACTCCGCAAACCTCATGGCCAGACAACCCCATCAGATGCGGATGAAAGACGTGCTTGTCACACGTCTCGGTTCCGTGCTGGCAGGTAAACGTGCCATTGGTGGCGGAAACATTTGCACAAGTGCGGCAGTTGATAGCTGGCTCGGCATCCCCTTCGCATACCGCCTTATGGTCACAGAATCGACAGGTGAAGTCTGCCGTAGGCTCCGGCAGATTCTCGCACTCGATGATGTGGTGCATCCTGCTAGATTCCGATTCGGCAAAGGACGGGTTATAGTCTACCCATTCAATATGGATATCAGAGTTGTCCTTGCACAGCACGATAAACAGGCACTTGAGCAGGCGATTGCCATGCTTGCTCAATTGATCGGAGTGGTGCATATACAACTGCATTTGCGCCATGTAGCCAGAAGGCGGCCCGTTCTTGACCATCTCCTTGAACCTGGCAGCGTTCGCGGTTTTCATTTCGAGCAGGTGGAACTGCTTGTCAATCTCGACAATCCCGTCAATGTGGCCGAACGGCTTCCCCCATCGGTTGAGTAGTTCAGCCTCGCGCTTGTGAACCTTCGCGCCGGTCATCTCAAGATAACAAACCATCAGCGGCTCAAGTGCATGGCCGATATTGAAGGTGCGCTGCGTCTCCGGCTTGATGTAGGTCGTGCTGACATTACGCAGCGTGAACCACATGGCGCGGTCACACGGCTTCCAGCGGCTGGCGGTCAGGTACTCGGTATGAACAGGCGTGGCAGCCTGCATCATCACGGCGTTAATCGTTTCTGCTGTTATCATGGTCTTTCCTCCTTTTCTCATTGATGAAGGCTGGCGAGCCAGCCCTCATGGGTGAGAACCAGGTTAGAAAGCGATGTCGTCGTCAAACGATTCGGCGGCAGGCTTGGGAGCAGGCTTCGGGGAAGGTGCAGGTGCTGACGCTTTCGCACTTGCCACCTTTTGGACCCAGTTCCCCTTCTTGCCGTCCATGTCCCAAACGCGCAACAACAACACCATCGGCTTGTTCGTCAGATTCATCATCAGGCTCTGATCGGTCGGCTTTTCGTCCGATGCCAGCAGCTTGCCACCAGTGTTGAAATCAATTGCGGCCAGCATGGCGATGGCCTTGTCGCGCTTCTTCGCGTCAGATTCCTCTACCCGGATTTTCTGAAACACGACGCGCTTCTTGTACTCACCATCGACAACATCCCATCGCAGCTTGATGAAGGCATCGCCTTCGGCGGGAATCTCCCACTTCGCCTCCGTGATGATGGCGCGAACGGTCGTACCGTCTGGCATCGGCTCGATATCGCCACCGCCCATCTCGGCACTTGCTGCGCCAACGACTTTCTCACCCGTACTCAACTTGAAAAATGACATGGTTACTCTCCGGTAATCGTGATTTTAGGGAAAACGGTTTCAGGCTTGCGGAACGGTTCGGCATCGAAATCAGGCGCAACCGACTCAAGCGCAGCCTGATAATCAATAGAGCCTTTCCGCTTCACCCACTTGACGGACACATCGAACCCGGCTTCGTCGTGGTCGTTCGACAGAGCCAACAAGGCGTCCTTCGCATCTTCAAGCTTGGCCTTGGCTTCGTCATACGCCATCTTCGCGGCGCGGTAGGCATAAGCACTCATCTGCCATTCCTTGTCGAGTCTCATGACAGGCTCCGAATGAATGATGTCAGCGGATTGGAACCGGCAGAAACTTCAAGCGGCTCCGTGATGCCATAACGATTCTTGCTCACGTTCGATGCCGTAGCATGGCACACCAGTTCTCGGGTGCCATCACTGATTGCCTTCTTGCGCTCGCCATCGCCCATCGTGAACGTACGCAGACGGATGAACCCGACCACGTCGCAATCGTCAACGTAGGGTGCTACCGACTTCTTCCCGAGGCGCAGGCTGTAACGGGTGTACGGGTCTTGATCTGGAAGCTCAAGCGTCTCCGTCTCGGCGTGGGCGATGAATACGACGTGCATCCCCTTCCGCTCGTTGAGAATGCCAGCGGCCTTCCTCACGCGCTGGTGCAGGGTCGCCACGGCAGACAAGCCGGCACCGTAGCCACCGTTCGCCTGGTTGATAGACTTCGGCTTTTTCGGGTCAGAGTCGATGACGTGCTGGATGAACAGGCGTTCAAGGGCGGTGACGGAATCAATCACGACGGTCTTGTAATCGTGTTCTTCAACGATGAGTGCCTGCAACTGTTCCCACAGGTCGTCAACCGATTGAAGGACAGGCAGGGCGTCCGGGCGGATGTCAGCAGGGACAGCCTGCAAGCCATCTTCGGCACGGACAAAAACAGGATTAGGGAACGATGCAGCGAGCGATGTTTTGCCCATGCCGGCATCACCAAGGATAGTTACAACGACGGGGCGGTCAGCAGGTTTGCTAATCCGGGCGAGAATAGACATTCGGGTTCCTCCTCTTTCTGTTCTTCGCAGGGCCGACAATAGCGCCTGTAAAAAATCTTTGCAACAACTTTTTTTTAGGGTATCGTCTGCCTATCAAAAACACCGGGAAACAAGCCATGAAAACAACGCTAGAGCTAGTGGAAGCACTAGAGAGAAACGGGTATCCGTTACGATTTATTGCGGCGCAGGCAGGGGTCAGCTATATGAAGCTGTACCGTTCTAAGGCGTCCGCTGCCGTCCTCAGTGTAGAGGATGCGGCAAAAATCCGGCGCTTTGCCATCGTTCAACCTTGCATCATTGATGGTGCATCCCATGACAATTAAACTGATTCGAGACTATACGGAAGCCGGATTCCGAACCTTCGCCCTGTGGGGAATCAGCCAAGGCGCGTGTGAGTGCGGGCGGGAAGATTGCGATGACATCGGCAAGCATCCTCGCGTCAGTAACTGGCAGCACTCGCCAACATGGTCAGAGGAACAGATTGAGACGATGATAGAGTTCACCATCTCTACCGGCTTCGGCGTTTGCCTTGATAATCATGTAGTCATCGACATCGACCCGCGCAACGGCGGGAACGAGTCTTATGCAAAACTGGTATCTGATACCGGCATCGACTTCGAGAAAGTCTCCGGCTTCGTCGTGGCCACCGGAGGCGGAGGCAGGCACATATATTTCAGTCGGCCAGACGGCGCGTACCTGACGCATCTGACGGACTATCCTGGCATCGACTTCAAGAACTCCGGCTACGTCGTAGGGGCTGGCAGTCTGCACAGGTCAGGCGCTGATTATGAGGTCGTATCTGGCAGTCCTTGCGATCTGACCGACGCGCCTGAAAAACTGCTGGCCATGCTCAGGCGCGCCGACCGGACAAGAGCCATCGTCTCAGGTAATCAGGTGGACGTGTCTGCTGAAGAACTTGAGGGAATCCTGGCCCACATTGATGACCCTGATTCCTATGACAACTGGGTCACGGTCGGCATGGGCATCCATCATGCCACCCAAGGCGCAGGCTTCCACTTGTGGGACAAGTGGAGCCAGGCATCGGCCAAATACAACCCGGAGGACATGGGCAGGAAATGGCACTCGTTCGGGAAGTCATCGAACCCTGTCACGCTCGGGACTCTCATCTTCAAGGCGGAGCAGAACGGGTACATCGTCCCGGTCACGTTCCAGATTGATGATGCGCCACCTCCCCCACAAGAACAGCGGCCAGACGTTCTCCCGTTCGATGTGTCAGGACTCGACCTGAAACGGCCACCCGGCATCGTCGGCCAGATCGTGGACTGGATGAACGGGAACAGCTACGACGAACCCCTTGAGAATCTGAATGTCATCAGCGCATTGACAGCGGTCGGGGCCATCGTCGGCCTGCACACAACCGACTACATGAACGTCAGCACGAACCTGCTGAGTCTGTGCATCGCCGAATCCGCCACCGGCAAGGAAACGGTAGCCCAGTCCTTTGCCGCGATTCTCCGGGCGGCAGGCTTGGGCGGAGTGCTTCACGGAGCCATCAAGTCAAAGCAGGAGATCGTTCGCAACCTCATCGACCATCAGTCAGCGGTCTACCTGGTGGATGAAATGGGCGAGGTACTCCGCACCATCGAGAATGCAAAGAAGCGGGGCGGGGCGGCATACCTTGAGGGCGTGACCGGCGAGATCATGTCCATTAGCACCAAGGCTGGCGGCACCTACTCTGTCTCCGGCGATGTCAGGCGTGAGCTGCTGGCCGAGATGCGTAAGGAGTTGAGCCAGTGTCTCAAGGCCATTGATGCCGGAGAGGACGATACAGGGCGATACCAGCGGCGTTACGATGCATTGGTAGCCCAGTGTGACGCCATCGCCTCAAGTGGCCTGATACGGCCATTCCTCGCGCTCATGGGCTATTCCGTCTCAAGCAGCATGGAATGCGTCATGACCGAGGAAATGGCGAAGAACGGATTCCTCTCTCGCGCCTTCCTGGCTATTGAGGAAAACGACAACCCTGCTCCACGTATCGGTGCAACCGGTATGCAGCCTCTGCCGGAGCGTCTGGTGTACGCCATCAAGGCGCTCGCCAGTCATGGGTCATTTGACCCGGAATCAACGCGCATCGAATACTATGCCGACCGTATCGTCATCCCGACCGCCCCAAAGGCCAGACAGATGATGGATGACCTGCGGCGCTGGTGCCATGAGTACGCAGAGCACCACCGGGGCACCACAGGCTACACCGCCCTTGTCCGGCGCATGGTGGAGATGGTGGCCAAGATCAGCCTCATCCTGGCCGCTGGCGAGAAGATCAGGACGGAACAGCACGTCATGTGGGCCGCCGCCTACGTCAAGCGCGACCTTGACCGAAAGATTCGCCACGTCATGGCCAGCAAGGCATCAGACAGCAAGGACGGGACAGTGGTGAAGGACGGCCTACAGGCCCGCATCTACAACCTGTGCCAGGGCGTGCAAGGCGAGACTATCGGCGTCCTCATGAAGAAGTGCCGACGCAAGGACGTGGATGATGAGGCACTGGCCAATCTGGTCAGGTCTATGGTAGATTCGGGTCTGTTGCGCCTTGAAGAAACAACAGGGCGCAACGGCAAGCCGACCAAGCGTCTGTTTGCTGTCGAGTGAATCCAGATTCCATCTCAGATTCTCTCGGCACAGAATCTGGATGTGTTTGATTCTAAACAGAAAAACCATCCAGATTCCCAGATTCCCAGATTCTTTGCATCTCGCTCCAAAATCTCCAAAAAATCCAGAAACTCAGAAAGTCAAAAATGACAGAATCTGAGAATCTGGATTTTTTTTTGTCTCTATTAGTGTACTTATTATAATAAGGACTTTATAAATTATTGATTTAATTACAATAGAAGGTTAGTGAGTACTTACTTACTTTTGATTGTACGGATTCTGTAAGCATGGAATCCGAGAGAATCCGAGAGAATCTGGATTTAATTAAAATATTTTTATATTTTGTGTTGCAATATGATATGAATAAATTTATATTTATAAAAACAGGAGGGCGACATGAAAACGCTAGAACTAGAGATTGGGAATCACAAAAACGAGTACCGGCCTTACACCGTGATGAATGCTGTAAGGCATGTGCTATCAATGCTTGTGGTTGGTGAGGCGGCAAAGCTCATCCTTGGCAAAGACGCATCTGGATCAGACATTGATTACAGCATGATACGGATGGCGATCAATAAAATTAAATCAGCCACTGGGATTCATGTGGCAACAAGAAAAAGCGAAATTGGATCGATAGTTCTAATAAGGATTGAGCGAATCCATTGACCCTCCCCACAGTTGTGCTATCTTTGGAGTGTGGTGATGAATGCAGGCGTTACCTGCGGTCGGACACACTGATGCACTGAGGGCGTGTGATATGGGGGGATACCCTCGAGCTTGGAGCCTTCTGCAATGCCGGTTAACATCGGCCACCACTGACAGCCGGGAAAGACCGGCCACTACACGCATGGGTTATTCGAATCCTGTAGGCCACAGGAGCAAACGGCAAAGAAACAGCAGTTCATCCGGCCGGATCGATTGCTTGATGCGCCGGGATAACCCAGCCGTGTGGTGAATGCGTAGGCGATACGTCCCTAGCCATCCTCACAATTCAGCGGTAAGATGGGGGTATGAACCAATTTATCCGCCCTGCCTTCGGGCAGGTCTTTTTGCCAACAACCGCGAGGATTGGCTATGACACATCCATCAGATCAATATCCAGACAGTCCTGCATACGATTACAGCGACGACATCGCAATCGCTAAGGCGAAGGCTATCCTCGGTCGTCCATCGCAGTACAGAGACGAGTTCTGTGAAACCATCATCACAGAGGGATTCAAGGGCAAGTCTGTTGCACAGATGGCTATCGCGTGCGGTGTCAGTAAGCGCACTCTGCTGAATTGGACAGAGCAATACCCTGATTTTCTTCACGCCTTGGCCATCGCTAAGACTGCAAGCCTAGATTGGTGGGAAACAATTGCACAGACGCACCTGGTTGAGTCTCATCAGGGCGAGAAGGTGAATGCCTCGCTGTGGTCTCGTTCAATGGCGGCACGATTCCCTGATGACTACACAGAGAAAAACAAGACCGAGCTGACTGGAGCCGATGGCGGGCCGATTAAGGGACTCAATGTCACATTCGTCGATTCAGCTACCAAGTAAGCTGAGGCCTCTATTCGATCCAATGCGCTATAAGGTGCTTTGGGGCGGTCGCGGCTCAGGCAAGTCATGGGGCGTGGCAATAGCACTGCTGGTTATCGCCAGCCAAAAGCCAACCCGCGTCCTTTGCGCCAGAGAGCTGCAAAACAGCCTAGACGAGTCAGTGCACAAGCTGCTGAGTGATCAGATCGTGGCAATGGGGCTTAGCTCGTTCTATACGGTGTTGCGCGACTGCATTCGAGGCATTAACGGCTCCGAGTTTATCTTTGAGGGGTTGCGACATAACACTCCAAAGATTAAGTCCATGGAAGGCGTTGATATTTGTTGGGTCGAAGAAGCTGAGAAAGTCACCGAGACGAGCTGGTCTACGCTTGTTCCTACCATCCGTAAAGAAGGCTCTGAGATATGGGCCACGTTCAATCCTAACCATCCAGACGATGCAACATGGCAGCGGTTTGTAGCGCATCCACAGCCTGATTCATGGGTTGTGAACGTCAATTGGTCGGATAACCCATGGTTCCCCGATGTGCTACGTAGAGAAATGGAGCATCTTAAAGCGACCGACTTCGAGGAAGCCGAGTTCATTTGGGAGGGTAAGTTCCGCCAGTTTACCGATGGCTCGATATACAAGAAGGAGATAATTGAAGCGCGGCGCGATGGTCGTACCAATCTATCTGTTTACGATGTGGCGCTACCTGTCATTACCGCATGGGATTTAGGTGTTGGCGATGCTACCGTCATTTGGTTTGCCCAGATCCATCGGAATGAAGTAAGGCTGATTGATTACTATGAGCAGAGCGGGGAAGGCTTGCCGCACTATGCCAAGGTGTTAGCCGACAAGGGCTATCTGTACGGCGACCATTGGGCACCGCATGACATAGCTGTCAGGGAGCTTGGTAGCGGCCTCTCTCGCCTTGAAGTGGCACGCTCACTAGGAATTAACTTTAGAATCGCCCCCAGGCAGTCGCTGGAGGATGGTATTCATGCCGTCAGGCTGACACTTCCGAGAATGTGGTTCGATAAGAAAGTCGAGAAGGCAGTCACTTCCTTGAGTATGTACCGGCGCGAACTGAATGATTCAACCGGCGAGTATAGGTCTACGCCAGTGCACGATGGTCATTCGCACTGCGCCGATGGTCTGCGCTATCTATGCCTATCCATACGCGAACAAGGCACTGTATCTGGCCCATTACGCCGTGGGCTGAAAATGGTATGATTGGCCAATAATCCAGCAGGAGCGCCAGACATGGGGCTGTTAGATGATGCTAAGTCC